GTATCGAACCCGATTGCCGCCAGTTCCTCGCTTTCAAGACCCTCAGCTCTGAGCAATCTTTCTGCTGTCTGAGCATCAACAAACTGGAGTACCATGTTCGCCAGGACATCAACCATCTTTTCCAACTGTTCTCTGCTTAAATTATCCATATCGCACCTCCTGGGTTGCTGCATTTGTTTCATCGTGGGCGTATCGTAACAGATACTCCCGATGTGTCAATAGAAAAACTGATAATTTTTCCCATAAAAATAACCGTATGTATTTACACACGGTTACGATGACGGTGACGGTATGGTCAGTGACAAAATGCGTGACTGTCCGTGTGACCGTCCATAGGACAATCCGCCGGACAACATCTTATCCCCCAGAGAGCAAATCGGTCAGCATTTTCAGTCCAGCCTCGAACGGAGGGAACAATAGCTGGCTTTGCAGTTCTTCCAGCGACATCCACCTTTCATTCAGCATTTCATCGCCGTCTGCTTCCGGAGTGCCGGAGAACTTATCGGTGAAGTACACCATAGAAGGCAGGTACTGCCCTGGGGAGCCTTTGTATTCGCCTACTGGTTGGAGATTTAAGGGTACAACATTGAACTCCTCCATCGCCTCCCTTACGGCTGTTTCCTCCGGTGTCTCGCCTTCTTCTACATGACCGCCCGGTCCACAAATACCTTCATTGTTTCTTCTGGATGCACATAGAATCTTGCCATCCTTGATGATTATAACTGCGGCTGCCGGAAAATCTCCTCCATCCTCATTCGGGAGTTCGATGTCGATTGTTTCTGCCAGACTGACTTCATCACCTATGCCGAGAACTTCTATCGTATCAGTTTCGGCATCATCGGTTTTCTTGTCGATGTCCGTATCCAGAATTTCAATCGGTTCTCCCGGCTTGGCTCTAGAAGCATAGGAACCAAACTCCCCGGATTCAAATATCTGCTTTCCGGTATCATTCGTTGGCAAACCGCTAAAAACATCCTCCGGCAAATCGAGGTCTTCATCGGAGATTACCTCCTCAATCTCGAAATCACCTTCAGATGCAAGAGACTTCCGTACCTCTGACGGGTCCAGAACATTGCTATCCATGTAAATCTGAGCCGTCTGGGCTTTGGCGTATTCTGTCTGGGCTTTTGTCTGCTCGACATTTGCCTGCTCTGTATCAGACATGGACCAGAGGGCAGCAAACTTCATCTTGTACTTCGGAACTTCTGGAATCTTACCTTCCAATGCTCCCTGCTTCAGAATCAGATCAATGACGGTTCTGGCATTTGCCTTCATGTTCTGCTTCTGGATGTTCTCCACCATGTTGTAGTAGTTCTCGAAATCACTGTCACCAGTTGAGTTCATGCCAGCAGGGGAACGACCGAACAGAATCGTCTGCGGAATGTTCGTGACTGCCGACAGCATATTGCAGGTAGAATCAATCACATCTTTTACGCCGGACATCTGCAATGATTTGAAATCATAGTCCTCGCCGTCCGTGTCGATTGCAATAGAGTTCAAAATGCCCCTCGCCATATCAATGACTTGGAGCCTCTGCAATACCTTATTCTCGCCGTCTTCTGTGCTGAGCATATTCGCCAGGTTCTTCATTTTGTAGATTGCCTGGACTGAGCGTTCCAACAGCTTAACGCCATCTTCGTGGGAAGTGATGCACTCCCTCAACGCCCTCTTAATCTTGACATATTCCGGGATGCCCCAATACCGATAGATTGCATTGGTGGTCTGCTCCGGAAGTCTGCCGTTTCTGAAAACAAGACATCTGCTCCGATGCACAATGAAATACCCGTAGATACTGAACACCTGGTAGTATTCCGGTTCCCCGAATGACCTGCTGCTTTTCATCGTGTCGATGAAGTGGAAATTATACATCGAGGAGTAGTCCGGCTGGACGATTGCTCTTTCAAACACACGGAGTTCTTCGATGCTTCTGACATTGTTCCAGTCAAGAGGTTCTTCCAGTCCCCTGCCGTCATCGACAAGCATAACAATGATTGAGCCGCCATAAAGTCTCGCCCACTTTTCAGCCGTAGCGAATTTCTCCTCCAGTTCCAGGGCATCCATACGGTCATCAACGTATTCGGCTATGTCTTCATCTCCATAGTCGATGTCGAACCCATGCTTCACAGCTTCTTCTGATGGTCGGTCAATAATCTTGGTGAACAGACCGTTTCCTTCATACAGCCGTATGAGTTCCATATCGTTCGTAATCATCTCCTGCTCGTACTGATACGCCGTGGAGTTGTCCTGCTTCGTGCCATACTTATTCAGCATATTACTGTATCCGTCTGCTCTGAACTTATCCTGGGTGCCCTCGATGATTGCGGCTCCCCGTTGCAGTCTGAGCTGCTGATCCAGCACGGCTTTCTGCTGTTCATTCATTCCTTTTTACCTCCTTCCTTAGAGTAAATTGTCAATGTCAAATCCTCCACCAGTCAATTCGGTGAAGGAATCAGATGAAGCGTCTACCATATCATCGTGCTTAGATTCCGGGAAAGACTCCATCTGGGAGAAGTAGCCATCGTTCCAGTCACCTATCAGAACCTCGACGTTGCCATTCTGCCATTGTGCAGCCAGCGGCGTTGCCCTCAGCTCCTTGCTTCCGGATACCGGAATCGTCTTGATGATGAATCCGGTCAACAGCTTCACATATTGTGCAGCCAGTACCTTTCCAGCTTGTCC